TTATTCTATGCAAGATGCAGTATATGCTATCATGGCTGTTTTAAAACAAAGAAATTACGATGGGTTAAATGAAGAAGAAGGAATGGATGACGACGAAATGGATAAAAAAGCATCCAAGGGAGCTAAAAAAGGAGATTCTGTTACAACCATAGCTAATAAGTTAGGGGAAACTGCAAGTGAGATGAAAAGAGTAGTAAATAAGTGGAAAAAAATGGAAGATGGTTCTGAAAAGGAAAAATTAAAAGGTCGTCTAAAATCACTTTCAAAAATAAAAAAAGAACTTGAAGGACTTCTTTAAAAATCTTCAAACCCTACTTATTGTAGTTTTAGTAGCAATCATACTACTTAATCGTAACTGTGGGGGTAAAACCCCACAACCCACAGAACCTACTATAATAACAGATACTATAATACAATATGATACTATTAGAATTGAAAAAACTATACCCTCTGACATTGATACACTAGCAATTTTAAAAGATTACTATGCTAAGTATTTCTACACAGATACAATACACATAGATACATTAGGGTATGCCGTCATTAACGATACAATATCACGTAATTCAATTTTATCACGGGACATTAAAACTAACATATTAATCCCAACTTCAACGGTTACAAACACAATTTACATTAATCGAAGGGAGGTTTATTGGGGTTTAGGTTTATATAGTGGGGAGAAAAAAATTAACCATTTAGGTGGTGAGTTATTATATAAAAATAAAAAATATCAAATGTATGGTTTGGGGTTAGGAGTTAACCAAAATTTCAAACCCGTACTAGGGTTTAAGTTATACTGGAAAATTGGAAAATGAGCAATGATTTAAAACATATAATAAGGAAAGAATATCTTAAGTGTGCCTCTGACCCCGCTCACTTCATGAAGAAATACTGCCACATCCAACACCCACAAAGAGGTAGAGTATTATTTAATCTATACCCATTTCAAGAAAAAACCTTAGGTTTACTAAGAGAAAACCCCTATTCGGTTATTTTAAAATCCCGTCAATTAGGAATTTCTACCCTAGCTGGTGGGTATTCTTTATGGTTAATGATTTTTCATAAGGATAAAAATATACTTTGTATTGCAACAAAGCAAGAAACCGCTCGTAACATGGTTACAAAGGTAAAGTATATGTATGAAAATTTACCCTCATGGCTCAAAATATCAGCCTCAGAAAACAATAAACTATCTCTTAGATTAAACAACGGGTCAATAATAAAAGCAACATCAGCAAGCAGTGATGCTGGTAGATCGGAAGCTGTATCTTTACTATTAATAGATGAGGCAGCTTTTATTGATAACATTGGAGAAATTTGGGCATCTGCTCAACAGACTTTAGCAACGGGTGGAGGGGCTATCGTATTAAGTACTCCATATGGTACTGGTAATTGGTTCCATAAAACATGGGTTTCAGCAGAAAATAATGAAAATGACTTTCTCCCAATCAAATTACCTTGGTGGGTCCACCCTGAAAGAGACGAATCCTGGAGAAAAAGACAAGATGAATTATTAGGTGACCCTAGATTAGCAGCACAAGAATGTGACTGCGATTTTAGTACATCAGGAGACACAGTTTTCCACTCTGAGTGGATAGAATTTATAAAATCAACAACTATCCAAGATCCAATAGAACGTAGGGGAGTTGATCAAAATTTATGGATTTGGGAACCTGCTGACTACTCAAGAGAGTATATGGTTGTAGCAGATGTTGCCAGAGGTGATGGTAAAGATTATTCAGGTTGTCACGTACTTGATGTTGCAACTAACACTCAAGTAGCAGAGTATAAAGGCCAATTACCACCAAAAGAATTTGGTTATTTCCTAACGGGTCTAGCTACAGAATACAACAACGCAATGTTAGTAGTAGAAAATGCTAATATTGGTTGGGCTACATTAGATGCTATACAAGAAAGAGGATACCGAAATTTATATCACTCCACAAAATCTGATCAACTCACATCAGAATCTTACCTTAAGGCATATGAAGGCAGTAGTGAAATGGTTCCTGGGTTTACAATGTCAATGAGAACAAGACCTCTATGTATAAATAAATTTAGAGAATTTGTTGGTGACAAATCCGTAACAATCCGCTCAAAACGACTCCTGGAAGAAATGAAAGTCTTTATTTGGAAAAATGGAAGACCAGAAGCCCAAAGTGGCTACAATGATGACTTGGTTATGCCGTTTGGAGTTGGTATGTTCCTGCGAGATACGTCATTGAAATTTCAACAACAGAGTATAGATATGGCTCGTGCAACATTAGGTAGTGTAAAATCAAGTACTGTTAGTTACAGTGGTGGTTACTCATCAAATTCAGTAGATAACCCCTACACCCAAGAAATTGGGGGTAAGAACGAAAGCATTAAATGGCTTTTATAAAATAATAAAAAATAAAAAAAATGGCAGATAAAGGCTTATTTTCAAGACTACAAAGATTATTCTCCACTGATGTGGTTATACGTAACGTTGGTGGTGATCAACTTAAAGTATTCGATGTAAACCAAATACAACAAACTGGGGAGGTAGAAACTAATGCTTTAGTGGATAGATTTAATAAGATCTATACTAATTCATCTACATCTTTATATGGTCAACAAGTTAACTTTAACTACCAATACTTAAGACCTCAATTGTACTCTGATTATGATGCAATGGATACAGATGCAATTATAGCATCTGCCCTTGACATTGTAGCTGATGAGTCTACACTTAAGAATGATATGGGTGAAGTATTATCTATTCGTTCTTCTGATGAAGATATACAAAAAATCCTATACAACTTATTCTATGATGTATTAAATATAGAATTTAATCTTTGGCCTTGGATTCGTAATATGTGTAAGTATGGTGATTTCTTCCTTAAATTGGAAATTGCTGAAAAGTTTGGTGTATATAATGTTATCCCTTACACTGCATTCCACATTGAAAGATTAGAAGGTGGTACAAAAGACAACCCAACAGAAGTAAAATATAGATTCCAACCAGATGGAGTTGATGCTTCAGATTATGGTTATACTAGTGTTCCAAACCAAGAATCGGATGGTAGAAGTATTATATTTGACAATTATGAAATGGCTCACTTCCGTTTAATATCAGATATGAATTTTCTACCTTATGGTAGAAGTTACATTGAACCTGCACGTAAACTGTTTAAACAGTACACATTAATGGAAGACGCAATGTTAATCCATAGAATTGTTCGTGCACCTGAAAAACGTATATTTTACATGAATGTAGGTTCAATACCTCCAAATGAAGTAGATGCGTTTATGGAAAAAACATTAAGTAAACTCAAACGTACTCCTTATATTGACTCCAACACCGGTGAATATAACCTAAAGTACAACATGCAAAACCTCCTTGAAGATTATTACATCCCAGTTAGAGGAAATGATCAGTCAACAAAGATAGATACTGCTAATGGTATGCAGTGGGATGGAATTCAGGATGTTGAGTATTTAAGAGATAAATTGTTTGCTGCTCTTAAAGTACCTAAAGCATTTATGGGTTATGATGAGAATACAGACGGTAAAGCTACTTTAGCAGCTCAAGATATTAGATTTGCACGTACAATTGAACGTATACAAAGAATCATGGTGTCTGAGTTAACTAAAATTGCTTTAGTTCACCTTTACACCCAAGGTTATAGAGATGAACAATTAGCTAATTTCACACTGTCATTAACAAACCCTTCAATCATTTATGATCAAGAAAGGGTAGCGTTAATGCAGGAGAAAATGAATCTAGCTAAAGAAATGACAGACAGCAATTTATTCCCTACAGATTGGATTTATGATAATGTCTTCCATTTAAGTGAAGATCAATATGATGAATTTAGAGATTTAGTTAGAGAAGATGCTAAACGTAAATTCCGTCTAAGCCAAATTGAAGCCGAAGGTAATGACCCGGTAGACACAGGTAAATCATATGGTACACCTCATGATTTAGCTTCATTATATGGTCAAGGTAGAACAGACTCAGATCCTGCTAATTTGCCTAAAGGGTATGGTGATGAGGATATAGAATTAGGTCGCCCAAAAGAAAAATCAAGTTCACGAAATACCCAAGATGATAATTTTGGGAAAGATAGATTAGGATCAGCAGGTATGAAGAAAGATGCTAATGATAATAATAGCCTGAAAACCAATTTTAAAGGTGGTTCACCACTTGCTTTGGAAAATCTCACAGCTCTTAAACATAAAGATATGTTAAAAAAGATTCCATTCGGTAAAAAACAATTAGTATTTGAAGAAAATAAAACCGAAAGTTCACTTCTTGACGAGTCTAATATTAAGGAACAATAATTTTAACATATTTATAAATAAATAAGTATTGATGTATATAAAACACTCCAAATTCAAAAATACCGGTATTCTTTTTGAAGTATTAGTAAAACGGATTACATCCGATACACTATCTGGCAATAATTCACCTGCAATAGCGATACTCAAAAAATATTTTGTCAATACTGAATTAGGTAAAGAATATAAACTATATGAGACCGTATTTAAGAGTAAAAACGCTAGTGAAAGTAAAGCTAATGTAGTCTTAACA